CTGCAATGTCAAGCACAGGAGTTGGGAACTTACCTCTTGTAAAGCCTGCTGGAGCAAACCATGGAGCAAAGTTAGCGTCATCCTTGGCCATCATACCAGCAATTAAACCAGAGACTGGAATCCAAACATTAGCACCAGATATAAGATCGTTGACCAATGCCCAGTTACCGTAAACTGTAGCAAAGCTTGTGCTAGTAGTGTCAAATTGATTTCTCAACGGTGTATTAATGTGCTGAGTAAAGGTGTTATTCTTGTTAGAAAGAACCTTTGTTCTAGCACCAGAAACGAAGATTGGTCGCAATGCATCAGCAATGAACAAGTGATCTTTTCTTACGTCCTGAGCAAATGTTCTGAAAGCTTCATATACAGCCAAGTAATTGTTCTTGAGTTGCTCAGCATCATATGTGAAAGTATTAACACCTGGCACAGTTGTTGTAAGTGTATCTTGCACTAGATTACCATTTGTACGATAGAAACCTGTTGAGGGTTGACCACTCACAGTAGCACCAATATCAACAACAACTGTATCATCATAAGCCTGCAATTGAGTTGATTCTGCAGTTGGAGCATTATCACTGCTCAATGTAGCACAGATTGAATACATTGTACCTAACCCAGCTTCTACTGACAAGTCGATTCTTAAGGCATCAACGTCATCAATGGTCTGGAATACTCTGTCAATCTTAGCTGGAGCGTTACCAATTGCGAATGTATCAGCACCATTATCAATATTGTTAAGCACTGTTGGACCGTAGCTATAGAGAGAGTCAACAATAGCGGTATTAATACCAAGATAGTTAGCTAAATTACTATAGCCATAATATGTTACTGCAGCATTAAAATCGTTGTCATATAGCGGGGTGTTAATAAAAGCTATATTGTTTTTAACCTGTTCAATTTTTGCAGCAGTGCCGTTATGGTTGTGATTAAAGATAACAAACTTGCTAGGATTACCTTGTGTGTTTGTCCAATCTCCTGAATTTGTAGAAATATTGGGGTTAACAATTATTGAGATGAAAGTTGAGCTATCTTCAACATCACCAAGAAAGAAGGAAACTGGCTGACCACCATTTTGAGACTGTACTTGTCTTCTGCTATTGAAAGAACCGAGGAAGCCATCAGCGTATGTATAGTCTAAGGTTACAGCCTGTGGAGTATAAATAGAACGTCTTAACTTAGCTACCCTGACGCTAACAGAGTCAATGAAAGCCCCTTGGAACAAATTAATGTTTGGGTTCTGCTGTTCGATTTGACGAGAAACAGATTGAACATTACTTGAAGCAGTAGACTGAAGACTAAAGTTTAGTCTCTCGCTTGGGATTGTTAGAAAATCTAAAATTCCAGCTGAAGTAAAGTTTACAGGGGCGTATTCGATACGAGTAACGCTATTAAAATCTGACTGAGGATCTGCATCAAGGCTGTCTGCAATACCGATTGTATATCCTTCTAAAGACTTAGAATCGAAGGTAGATTGAAATTTATTCAACACAATAAAACCAGCAGAAACTAGTGAGTTGAAGGTCGTAAAAGGATTATCCATAGAAGAAGATCCTGTACCTGATAGCAATGCAACATTAATTGAGTCTCTCCAATCGATATTACCTTGTACTAATGATAAATAATCGGTTTCGCTAAGCTCCAAGTATGAAGGAGCTCCAATAAAATACCCAGAAGATTCAGTAGAAAGAGTTGCGTTGTTTGGATTTTCTAATGATTCAAAAAAAGGTACAGCTGGATAAGCTAAGCAGCTATACTTAGCAGTTGTAGAACCAACACCATTACCAGAACCGTAAGGCAATCTGGAAACGATGGGTCTACCACCTCCGTTGAGAACACCTCTTACTGAGTAGTAAAAGTATCTTTCTGCTGCGTTTGTTGGTGAACCATAAATAGTTGTAAATGTCTGAATATCAGGAATTTCAAGCACCTCTTCAATTGGGCCTTGATTAGCATAACCTAATACCAAAACATTTGTACCATTTGGAACAACTGCTCTAAGAGATAAATCTACCTCATTAATCTGAACACCAGGACTTTCTATAGTTTGTGTTGGCATATGTTTTAATTATTTATGTTTCGGCATTGAAAGTTTTCTAAGGAATAATAGTAAAAGTTAATTGACTAAATTCAAAAGTAAAACTAGAAGAAATTTCTTCATTGCCTTGATAATTAAAATTAATACCGTTTAACGAAGTTGCGAAACACTGCGAAAAAACAAACTCACCTAAAACCTGGTTATACTCATTTAATGGTTGTAGAGATATTTGAGAAGCATATTTTGGGATGTACCCTGGCTTTTCTGGACTGATTAAAGTATTTGTACCAGCATCTACTAATCCAGAATTGTTAGCAGCATCAAAAACAGATGTTTTTGGGTCGTTTAATAGAGCCAACCACTTCCAAATAACATAATAATTATAGAACTCACTATCAACATTGAAATTAACTGTAACTGGCTCGTAAGCTGGTCTTGAGAAAGAAGTAACTTTTGGAACTTGACCCTGATATGGTACAGCTATAGAAGGTACACTAATCGTAGGTACAACATTACCCCACACAGACATCTGCAGCTTGTCAGAAATAATCTTGGATGGAGTTTCATTACCATATCTTACATCAATTCTGCGCAAGGCTTCAGGCATTGTTATAATAAGCAAGAACTTGTCAACCCTTGCTTTGTTAAGAACAGCCTGGTTTAGGTAATTATGTTTATCAGTTAAATCTCTATAACTCATATTTTATTTCTTTTTCCAATTAACCCTCTTAGAGCCTTTCTTCTTGTACATTTTTCCCTTAATAGAATTACAAGCAGCTTTCGTTGGTCTACAAGCTGGGTAACTACCTCCAGAGCTCTTTGACTTTCTACCACACGGGCCACCTGTTTTACAATTTACCCAGCCATGAAAAGTTTTACCTGTCTTTGGGTCTTTTGCCTTGCGATTAAACCATTGGTGCAAATTGTCTGAAGCTTCAAAAAAGGCTTTGAAAGAGATAAACTTTTTCATTTCTTTTTCCAAATTTTACCTTTTCTGCATTTCACCATAGCTGCTGATCTATAAGCAGATGTTTTTTTGCCGTATGCTTGTACAGCCCGGTGATAGCATCTGTCTTGTTTTTCAGACAATAGACTGTTTACAATATCGTCGAATTTCATATTAGCACTTCCATCTTCTTCTAGCTGCACAGCCTCTGGTATCCTTACCAGCACAACCACCGGATGGAATCCAGGCCTTGGATCTAGAACAAAAACTCTTGCGTCTCTTAGATGCTTTAGAACCCTTTTTGACTTTACCTGTAACTGGAGCCTTTAAATTACTACCAGTAGCACGATTGTATTTCTTTCTACCTTTAGCTGTTAATCCAGCTCCTTTGCTTGCTGGTAGTTTCTCTCCACGTTTAATAGACAATGACGGGCCTTTCTTGGCCTCTGTCAACAATTGTTGTACAAGATTATCGTAAGTCATAATATTATTTATCCCCAACGCTCCCAACCTTGAGAAATTAAATCATCCATATCAGGATTTTCTGATTCATTACCGGAATTAGTAAAGAAAGATGGCATCTCATTGTAATCTTCTTCCCCATCTTGATTCTGAGCTATTTTTCTATTTGTTAAAATTCCGAAATCATCAACAAACTCTCCTGGTTGAGAGTAGCTTAATCTCTTAATCTTAAACGGCTTTTGATTCTTATCATATTCTAGTACCTCAAAATACTTCTCACAGACTTCTCTGTCAAGAATAATAAGAGCCCAGGCCATACCCATTACTCTATCGTCGAGCTCACCGGATCTAGCACTCCAGGTACCGTTCTTATTTCTGGTAAAATTCTTTAGCTCATTGAGCAATTCAGCAGACTTAATTCTTACCCGCATTGTTTCATTCAACCAATATCTCATATTGGTCATACACTTGTATTTTGTATTTGTATGAGAATGAATACCTGGTCTATCAAAATGTAGCTTGCCTGATTTAACAGTATATGTTACAATCTTAGTGTAATTGTATTCGTTCTTGAGGTTATCACAAACACCACCACCATGATTGTTGCGCTCAATTAATACTGGTGGAGAACCCCAGTGCTTACATATCTGATTAACCTTCTGAGTAAATGTATAAGGATTGATATTATCGTTACAATACTCTGCTACTTGTCTAATATTAGCTAGATCTGTAATATCAAAGACTTCTATTGAGCTAGCATTCTCTCCAACCCCTTCTGCAACGTCAACACCAATTACATACAAGCTAGACTTATTTGGATTCTCCCACATCTTATATGCACCATCATCGAAAATATGAAGAGGTGGAGCTATATTTGATTTGAGATATTCATATAACTTGTCTGAAAGAGTACTCTCACCAACCTCGATAAATTCATTGCCGAACTCTTGATTGAAGGTCTCTTCACTTCCAATTTCTCTGATTGTATTTCTCTTCCAAACTTCATCTCTACCTGGAATTTCCCACCAATCAATGCGTTCTGCAGCCCAACCATTCTTACCTTCCATGGCTCCAGAATATAAATCATAAAACAGATTTTTAGTACCATTAGGGGTAGAGGCTACGAAGATCTTTGATTGTTTGGATGAAGAGATAATTGGGTAAACCGATTTCCAGAACTTATCAACAATGTTATTTGGAATGAATGCCAACTCATCCAGGATTAGAACGTTTACGGAATCACCACGACCAGCATCTGAACTTGTAGTCGAAATACCAATTGAAGAATCATTTTCAAGGGTTATGGATGTCTTACCGTATTCTTTAACACCTGGTTTCAAGTAGTTCGGTAACATCTCATAGGCTGTGCGGATACGACGAAAGATGTTAATCGCTGTCTTCTCTTTGTTAGCAACAACAAGCACTCTCTTGTCTTCATTGAAGCAAGCAACCCATAAAGCATAGATTGTCATTAGTGTCGTTTTACCGGAAGATCGG